CACCAGCCACTCAGAACATCGTCAGCCAGATGGTGGCGAGCAACATGCCGCCTAGCCACGTCAGGCCGAAGATCACCACCGGCGGGTACTTCATGGCCGCAGCATCTGATTGAGGTAGATCTCCGCCTGGAACCAGTCCGAGCTATACCGGCACACGCCACCGACACAACTCCGGTAGTACACCTCACCCTTCACCGGCAGCAGCACCTCGATGTAGCCGCCATCGCGGTCGGTGCGACTGATCACTTCAGGTCCGAACATCACCGCCCCTCCTGCTGGTGGATCCAGGTCTTGAGCCCTTTCACATACTCGCGCAGCACCTGCGCTTGCTGGAGGTGCCAGCGGTCACCGGAGCTGATCCACAGCATGTTGTGGCGATCTATGCCCTGCAACGCCTGGTGGATCAGCGGGCACCAGTCGGCCCGAACAGGCGTGCTCCACTCCCGTTTCGACACGGCACCCTGGCGGCCACCTTCAGTTTGCCGAGCGGATCGCCGGCTCGAACATTTCGCACCGTGGCGCGTATCGCCCGCCACTGCGCTTCGCCTCTGGCAGGTTCAACGCGCAGCTCTGCACGCGCATGTCCCACTGCAGGCAATCCCAGCACATCCGGCTGCTGTCTGGCCGCAGCTGCACCACCGCGGCCCGGAAAATCGACTGGGCCCGCAGCAGCGCCTCCTGCAGTTGCACCGTGCCGGTGTCAGCTTCCAGCTGGTGCTCAGCCCGTGGGCCAAGCACCACACGCGCGTGCCAGGTTCGATCAGCTCGGCTGCACACCAGCAACAGTCGGCCGGCGTACAGGCTGATCATTCTTCCTCGCCGTAGCTCGGCTGGTGGTAGATCCGCTCCAGCTGCATCGAAGCCGGTTCCGGCTGGCCATCGGTGACAAAGCCTGCCGTGGCATCGCTCGGATCAGCGGCGACAAACACCGCCGGGAAGTCGCGCTCCTTCACCACCACCAAGCTGGTGCGTGGGCTGCGGCACAAGATCCGCAGCGCCAGCCGCTCGATCAGTGTCAGTCCTGGGAGGTAAAACATTGCTCCAGTTTGGCGATAAGTCGGTTCAGATACCACTCCGCCTTGCGGGCATCTTCGAGCGCGTTGCCCTTGAGCCACATGCGGATCATGTATTTGAGCGCCTGGCCTTGCAGGTAGGCCAAGGTCATGTGGGGCGCATCGGTGATCACCGACTCGATGAAGTCGATGGCCTCGACGGTGCCGGCTTGATAGTGCGGGGGATGGTTGATCAGGTCAGACACGGGATGGTGCTCCTCTCTTAGGTGTGCGTTCAAGGTCGGCAGCCATCTCAGCAGCTGCTCGCAACATGGTGCTGAGCGGGATGCCGCTGATGGAACGATCGGCCATCCAGCGGATAGCCAAGCGGTAGCCATGGCTGGCGTTGCCGTTGCCGATCTTCCTAGCCATAGCTATTTCCTCGTCCGTCACGCGGATGTTGAGCGTCCGGTTACGGATTCTGGCGGCTATGACCATTTGTCCCCCAGCAGCTGCTGGCGGCAAACCTCAATGGCCTGCTGCGCTTGTTTCTCGGTCATCACCGATTCGGTGGCGTCCATGGCCTTGACCACGCGGGCGAACAAATCTGGGTAATAGGTGTCCCGAAAGTTCGCGGCAATGTCGCGGCAGAACTCCTCCCACAGGCCGGTGTAGGTGCCGCAGGAGCGGCCACTAGCTTGGTAGAGGGCCTCCATCATTTCGTGGCGCTGATCGTCGAGAAAGGTGGCTTTCACTGGTTCAGTTGCTGGCGGATATTGAGCAGCTCAGCGCAGAGCTGTTCGCGGTTACGGATGCCGCAGGTGCCACGCAGCTGGTCGATGCGAATGTCGATCAGCTGGCCCAGGCGGCGGCGCTCGTCTTGCTGCCCCTGGCGGTAGGTGCCGCTGTCGGTGATCAGCTGGGCGATTCTGGCGCGAATGTCGTTCATGCCACCTCCACCTCAGCACCGGGCCAGCGGTTCTGGGCGTAGCGGATCGCTGCTTTGACGTTCTCGGCGTGGGTGGTCCACATCATCGGCCGGGCACCGCGGGGGTAGACCATCACGCGGTACATCTTGGTGCGGGCCTTGGGGTTGGGCCGGCTGATGCCGTCGCCGTGTTGGCTGGTTGGCCCATCCTCTGCCCACTGCCAGGGCAGCATTGAACCGGCTGGTAGATCAGGCATGGACGTTCGGGTCAGAGGTGGACTCGGGATTCAGCCATTCCAGTTCGTTCCACCAAGGAAGCCAGTGATCGGCGGCGATCAGTTTGGCCTCCGTCAGGCTGTGGGCCAACACGCATTCACAAACGTTTGCGGACTTGATCGTGAAGTAGAAGCGGCGTGGAGTGTTCACCGGCGCACCTCCAGCTGAGTGCCGCTGTGAGTCATACCGAGCTGGTTGCCAGCTTCGAGGCCGATCATGGCGAACACAGCCGCGACGACCAGGAAGCAGATGGCGTTGTTGATGCGGTTGATCACTGGGTCACCTCGGTGTCGTTGGCGGGCTTGAGGGTCTGTTCCGGCTCAGGCCAGAACCGCTGCTGGCGGAGATCGGCAACGACGCTGCCGAGCAGGTCAACAGCGTCTTCGATCTCAGAGAGGAACGCACAGAGTTCGTCGCTGTGGTTCTCCTGCTCATGGATCTCGTCAAACGTGCTGTACCACTTGTCGATCAGCACGGACTGGCAGAGCTGAAGGGCGTTGCGGTTCTTGAGGAGCCAGTCGCCAGCGTTCTGGCGCATCTGGGCGTGGCGCCGCTCAAAGGCGGCGTGGGCGTCGGAGGGTGAAGTCATGGTGGTGAAGGTAGGTGGAGAGCCCCGGAGGGCTCAGGCGAGCACCTCAAGGGCGTGCTCGTTGAGCCAGGCCGGCACTTCGCACTGGAGGGTCAGGCCATCGCGCAGCATGGCGGCGATCAGCTGAGCAGCCTGCCAGGGAGTGGAGCGGCGCAGCGCCATGGCCACGGTGCCGGTGGTGCGGCCGGTGGTGTCGGCGTAGAAGACGCCCTGGGCCAGCAGCGACACGGTGAAATCGCTGCTGATGTTGCCCAAAAAGCCGAGCTGAGTCATGCCACGCTCGGCCTCCTTGCGAGGCATCCGGGCGAGAGCCGGGATGGTGCTGAGAACCGCGGTGGGGGTGGTCATGTTCAGCGCAGCCTCTGGGCTGCCGGGTGGGGCGCTCGGCCCCGGTGAGCTAAGTATGCAGCACCACCGGCGGTGCCGGCAATGAGGGCGTTAACTTTTCTCAACGCCCAGGTCCACCGCCAGCTTCACCACCGCGTCCTCACGCACCTGGGGCTTGCCGCTCGTACCATGCCCAACCCGCTGCCAATACAGCGCATAGGGCGTCACTTGCAGCTCCACCGTGAACCAGCGATGGCCGCATTCCGTGCACTCACGCTGGCGCACAATCCGCTCAGGATCCAGGCTGTTCACCTGGCGGATTCGGTGAATGTCGTAACTGCACTTCGGACATTGCATGGGCATCATGGGGCTGTCCGCCCCAGAACAATGGATTTCGGTCAATGGATGGCGGTCGAAATACCGCCTGAAAAACAGTTCCTCATCGAGAAACAATGCCGTGACATCCAGCGGCACCCTGATCTCGGCCCGCTAGCTGCCAAGCTCCTCAAGCAGTGTTACCACCAGCAGGAGATGCTCCAGGCAGCGGTCAATGAGATCGCCCGCCTGGAGCTGGAGCTGATGTAACTCAAAACATCAGCTTGGGCATCGGCGTGATGGCTGGTGTCTTGAAGATCTTCAGCGGCGTGCCGCTTAGATACAAGTTGAATAGCCGCAGCCAGCAGGCCAGCCACACTTGAGAGCCGCGGCCGCCGCCGCTCGGTGCCCAGCCGTTGATCAGCTGCTGGCGGAATGTCATCCGAGCATCGCCTTTCGCCAGGTTGGCGCCGCTGGCCACGCTCATCACGAACTCCTCGACCTCGGTGTGCTTCAAGCCGCTGTTGCCGCTTTCGTCGAGCGCCAGGAACGCGAACGCCGCGGTGGCTGACTTGAGGCTCAGCGCGTTGAAGTCCTTGCGCGCCCGGTGCGCCAGCCGCACGGCCCACAGGTAGAGGTCAGGATTGCGCTGGTGCTCCGCCAGCAGCAGCGACGACGACAGGCGGGACACCTCGCCCGTCCAGGTCACATTCGGCGCGTTGCGGTACAGGTACACCAGCTTGGCGGTGGCTGCGATGGTCGCTTCGTGCTGGCTGACGGCGCCGGCTGTGCGCAGCACATCAGCGGTAGTGCGGGCCGCGCCGGTGTCGATCACCGTGAACAGCTCAGGGTCGCAGTCGACACTGACGTTGATCAGCGCCGAGAGGTCAGCCTCGATGATGGCGTTGAGCCGGTGCTGGCCATCCAGCAGCGTGCCATCGGTGGCGACGGCAACGCCCTGGTGGGTCAGGCGCCAACGGCCCGATCTCAGCTCGGTGGCCAGGTAGCGGACGTTGCTGCGGCGTAAGCTGCGGTTGCGTGGGTTCTTCTGGAGCATCTCGCGCGCCATCGCAGGCGTGACGAGAACGGTCTGGGTCCTCATGGCTTAAGTTGGTTCAGTGGAGTGTTGGGGGGCAGTGTCAGCTGCCCCCTTTTTGTTGTCAGAAGACGTCGTCTTCCAACTCAGAGACAGCACCGCCGGTAGCGGCAGCTAAATTATGCACTGCCTGGTCGATGTAGTCACGCGGTGGCTGTGCCACGGCGCTCACATAGGCCAGGCCGCTCTTGCTGGTCTTCTTCCAACCAGTGATCGGCACCTGAACGCTGCCGTACTGGTCCGGGGTCTGACTGATCACAAAGCGGCAAAACGCATCAAGCTCCTCCACCTTGATGTTCATCATTCCGGAGAAGTCGATTTTCGACTCAGGCTTGGTGCTCTTGAAAATGCTCAGGTTCAGCTTGAAGCTCATGGTCTCGGTTGGTTAGGAGGTGTGTTGGGCATCCCGCGCAGGTTTCGAAGCTCGTAGGCTTCAACCTCTGCGACGGGATAAAGGACGCGGCCGCCAATCTTGACGAAACGCGGTCCACGGTTCTGGCTGCGCCAGTTGTCGAGCGTGCTCAGCGTGACGACACCGCGCCAACGCTCAGCAAGCTCACGCGGCTGGAGATAACCAGCCTCAGAAGATTTCGTCATCAAGCACTACCTCCTCCACTAGTTCTTGTTTGGCCGGTTGAGCAGCCGGCTTCTGCTTCGTAATCTTCTCGTTCAGGTCCTGCACGCTCGCGGCCGGTGTCTCGCTAATCGTTACCGGCTCCACGTCCAGCACCTCCTCTTGCGTCTGGATGCCCACCAGCAGCTCGGGGATGTAAAGACGCCCCCAGAAGGCTGCGGCCCGGTATCGGATCATCAGCTCGGGCATCGTCTGCCACTTGCTGCCGCTCTTGGTGGCCCATCCTTCCTTCTTGGCCATCGCCATGGTCACGGTCGGACCCTTCAGGTCTTTGCCGCTCGCCAGTTCCGTGGCCTCGCAGTAGCAGGCCATGCTGTCGCCAATGCCGGTGATCTCGTAGCGCAGCGGGCTGAA